TAGCAAGATCTGTAATAGGATTTAAAATATTATGTGTTTCTACACTAATACCATCAACTTCAACTGGGTCGTTAACTGTGTTTATTTTATCATTCATTTTCTTTCCCTTATTTTTCAAGTGCAATCCAGTATTGAATAGGCTTTTCTTTGTGTATAAAATTAGAGATATTTTTGTTTGAAATCTTTACATCGTAATCTCCGGAAACGATCTTTAGGTTACTTATATTAATAATATGCGTGCCTTCTCCTTTGCCCTGACCAGGCACATCGATAGAGAATGTATTTGATGTAGGGTTCTCAGAGTCAAAGACCATGAGTACAATACCACCAGCCTCTTTAGTATCTACTTTCATACTAGTATGTCCAAGGGCACTAGCTGCTCGTTTTATTCTATTTAAAGTGTCATTATCAAGGGTAAAACTAATGTCAAAATTATCCATGGAGCTAGCATTTTGTATCATCTTCTCTGTTGGGGAGGTTAACATTTCAGGATCAGTAAAGAAATACTTTATCTTTGATCGACCGGTTTGATCACTTATTGTAACCCATTTTTCTTCCATTTGAAGCTTAGGTTGATCAACAAGAGATAGTACATTTAAGAATTCATTTAAATCATAGATACCTAGATCTTGATCAAACTCTTCTTCAACAGAGCAAGAAGATAATATGTTCTTTGCTTCAGATATTGTAGTAATAACATTGCCTTTTCTTGCAATGAAGTTGGGATTAATAGAACTATAGTTCTTTAATATTTGCATTGTATTTTCAGATATATTCATACTCATTCCTTTATATATACGTCAATTATAGCACGGTTTATCAAGGTTGTACACTGTTAATTTCAGCCGTGCTAAAGTTTTTCTTCTTACTAAATTCAATCTTATCTTTGAATCTGCCGTCTAGTATCTCACCCTTATGTGATATAACAAATACGTTTGTATCCGTATCAAGAGTATCTAAGATCTTCATTAGATTTTCTACACCATCATGATCAAGAGATGAATCAAATGTTTCATCAAGTACTAGTAGATTTGTAGCTACACTGTTCTTCATCTTTGCAATTTGACGCCAAGCAAATAGTAATGACAGATCGATACGCTGCTTCTCACCTTCTGAGAACGAATCATATGTGAATGAATCTCTATGGCGACTACGTATTGTCTCTTGAAATGATTCATCTAGGTTAAAATGTACAAAGAAATCTAGTGTCTGTAAGTACTGATTAACTAGTTTATTAATGACTGGCAAGTATTCTTTAATTACCTTGGTCTTAATACCTGTATCCCTAAGCATCTCATACATCACATTATTATATGCATAGGTCTCATTGAGTACTAGCTTCTCTTCAACATATGATTCTTTATTCTCAAGTAATGTTGCCAAGTCACCATTTGCTTTGACTTGATCGCTTTCTTTACCATTTAATTTGGCCATATCATCTTCGAACGTAGATATTTGTTTATGCAACATATTGATTGATTTATTGTTGGCAAGTATCTCTGTACTATTATCACGTACTTGTTGAGCTAATTCATTGAGTTTATCAATAGAATCGTTTATCTTACTCATCTCTTCTTTAGATTTCTCTACTGCTTCTTGTAATACTTTAGCCTGTTCTTTTGAATCTGTTAATTTAGCTTCTCGTACAGTATCTGATATATCCTGTGTACATGTAGGGCATACTTCATTATCCTCATAGAATTTAGAATCTTTTACAACAGCCTCAATCTTATGCTTAAAATGCATCTGATATTGACTTAACGAGGTTTTCTTATTATGTGTTTTAGATAGGTTATCATCTAAATCATTTTGTATACCAGCAATTATTTCACCGCGTATGAAGTTATCTTTTTGCATATCTGTGATTTGTTTATGCTGTTCGTCAATCTTCTTCGTGATATTCTTGGCATTCTCATCATTAAGTGCACCAATCTCACGTATATATTTGCGTTGTAGTTCTATCTTTTCTTTGGTAAAATCTAGGTTATATGTGAGATCTTTTAGCTGTTCTCTGAGAACCGTATTGCGATCTCTTACAATCTTATTCATTTGAGAGAATATATTAATGTCCAGAAGATCCTCAATAACGTCACGACGATGTTGTGCTGGTAGCTGCATGAAAGGAATAAAACTGCTACTTCCCAACACAACAATCTGATGAAACGATTTATGATTCAGTTTAACGATATTTTGTTCGAGAATCTTCTGGTACTCCTTTGAGTGAGAAGACTGATTTAACATTGTATCATCTTTCCATATCTCAAAGAGGTTCGGCTTGATCCCACGCATAACTCTAAAGTTAGCTTTACCAATAGAAAATTCTATTTCAACTATACATTCTTTATTGTTTATTGTGTTCACAAGTTGTGGTTTGTTTATATTTCGGTGTGGTCTGCCAAATAAGGCAAAAGACATTGCATCTAGCATCGTAGACTTACCTGAGCCATTTGCTCCTACAACAAGCGTGGATTGACTTCGTGCAAGATCTATGACTGTAAATGTATTTCCGGTAGATAAAAAGTTCTTGTATTTTAGTTTCTTAAATATTATCATGCAACTTCTAAGGCCTGTGCTTCAATTAGTAATTCGCGCATTGACATCTTTAGCTTATCTTTATCTAATTCAGTGTCTGCAGCTTCAATATAACTGTCAAGGAGTTGACTCGTATCCTCAACAGAAATGCTATCATCGTCAATATTTGCGCCTAAAAACTCGTCAAAGTTCTCGGCAATCTTCAATTCATGGATAGGTCTCTCTTGTATTCTATCAATAAATCTATCAAATGTAAATAGGTCAGCTTTATTAATTACAACTACCTTAACAAACTTCTTATCACATTCACTTACGTTATAACTATTATAATCTATTTCTGAGTCATTGTACATAATTTTTTTGAATAAAGTGCAATTATTTTGCACTGGTTCAAGCTCTCGTGTAGTTGTATCAAGTATATGAAAATACTTTGGATCATGTGCATCTGACCAGGATAGCTCTAATTGAGTACCAACATATGTAATATTATCCATTGTTGATTTAGTATGAAAATGCCCGGTTAATACTCTTTCAAATTTGCTGAATATTTTGCGATCCATACCACCATGATTCTGAATACCTCTATGCATATCAAATGAATCTAGTTCAAGATGTGCGCCCAACCAATCGGCTTTACATTCTTTAATAAAGGTCATTGACTCTTCATAATTTTCGGTTGTAATCCATGGTAGTAAACCCATCTTAAATCCATCAAAGTCCATGACAGTCGGCTTCATGACAATGTTAACTTCATTCATATAATGACCAAGTAATTCTTTTAAACTATTCAAATCATTTGTATTCTTAAAGAATGTATCATGGTTACCTGGTATGATATCCATTGTAATACCATATTCACGTAGCTTTGATAAAAAGCTTTGTCTATTACGATTTAATGCTTTAAAGTTTATAAACTTACGGTTATCAAAATAATCGCCAAGGTGTACAATGTGAGTAATATTATTGTTATTAAGGTATGGGAAGAGAGTTTCATTATAAAAGGTATCCGCGTTGTCTAGGAATATTTCAGATGAATTGTGATTACCAGCATGGGTATCATTCAATATGCATATTTTCATTAATTTAAGATCTCACTTAGATCTGAATCACCGGAATTGGCAACTGCTTTTGATTTTTGTTTCTTACGTTCTATTTTTACAATCTCTTTCATTTCAGTATCTTTTACCTTAATGCTATCAATACGACTCTTCAATGTATCAACAAAGTGCTGTGCTACATTATTAGCAACTCCGCTTGATTCAATCTCGGTATAGTCTTCGATAGTAGATTGTGCTATAAATTTCATCTTAATATCTTGTTGTCTTTTTTCTTTGGCTATCCTACGAAGGAAAGCATACCAAGATATCTGTGTGAAATACGCAAAGGCGTTAGGATTACCAGTACGTGTGGCTGCTTCGATATTATAATTTTCTATTGCTTTTAAACAGTTTTCAACTGCATCCATAACCATTTCTTCTCGATATGTATATCGTACAAAGTTTGATTTATGAGATAAGCCTTCTGCTATTCGAAGAAAGCACTTTGCAATGTAGTCAGTAACAACTGGAAGCCTTTTTTCGGCTGCTTTTGCTTCTTTAATGATAGTACAATAGTCTACTACAGCATAAGAGAATTCTCTGTTATTGACATAGTGTGGTTTGTCTTTGGGCTTTATTTTCGCCATGATAACTCCTAGTATATCTTGTTGTAATTATTATAACACAACTCTAAGGGGATGTAAACAAGTTTATTTGTTTTAATTTATTTGCAAAATAATGCATTTTAGGGGTGTACAAAGTACACAAATGTTGGTATAATTAATAGAGGTTTATGAGGTGGGTAGAGTACCTAATTAAGCTTATTAGGATCTATTTTAAATGGCAATATGTTATCTAGATCTGCATCTGAATCTATATCATAATCCGAAGTATCTATAAAATCAGATAAGGTATCGCTATTTTCTTCTTGTTTCTGTTCTAATTCTTGTATCATCAAACTCACGTATTTTTGATATTGTTTTTCAAGTAAATTACTTGGATGACCTATAGAAATAATATGATATGGCATAAGAGAACATAATGAACTATTATCATCTTGATACGTCATAAACGGTCTAAATGTAAACCATCTAGTACCTTCTTTAAAATTCTCTTGTATAATAATCTTAGCTGCTTTACGTATGATCATAACTTCACTGTCATCTACATCTATATCGGGCCATTGTATAACCTCACACAATATCTCTTGCCCATTACTTAATACTATTTGTCTTACATCTGTGTTCATTTTAACTCTATCTCATATACTTTATAATTAAATTTCTGTTTCGAATAGATCTTAATGCGCTCGGCTGAATGTTCTAATGCAAAGTTTTTTCTTCCTAACCAGTGCAAATCATCAGCGATATCATATAGTGTGGCCTCACGACCGTCGTCACTCTTTCTTAAACTCCTACCAATACTTTGTAATACTCTTATCTGTGATTTAGAAGGAGATGCAAATATTATATTATGCAGGTTACGTATATTTATACCCGTACTAAACGTACCCATACTGGCTACAATGATTGAATTCTTTTGAGATTCAACGATAGCACGAATTGCTTCCCTGTCACTCGTAGCAGTTTCTCCGCTTACATAAAATACTTTTCTTCCCTCTTCTACATCATCACGTATTAAATCATGCAAGACTTTACCGTGTTTTTCTACGAATTGAAATAATACTAATGTATTACCAGTTTGAGTAGTAGCAAGAGTTTTAATAAATTTGTTTCTACTCTCGTTCCGTACTATATAATCTATCTCATCTTGATAGGTCTGTTTACCACGGCTCTTACGTATCGCTTCGCTATATTTAAGTACTACAACGTTGATAAGTAATTTAGCAAGAGTGTCATTATCCTGCAGCTTTTTTGTTGTTGTTACATTATATATCCGACCAAATAAGCCCTGTAATACGAGCTCATGAGTCTGAGTACCATCTAACGTACCAGTTGTACCAAACCTGTATTCAGCATCTCGAGCTTTATTCATTATAGAATTCAGCGATTTAGACTTAAATCCATGGCACTCGTCACCAATAACACATCCGAATTGCTCAAACCATTTACTAGGCAGCTTGTATATAGACTGCCACGTTGATATTACTGTTCCGGCATTCGTCATTTTTTCTTTACCAGAATATATCTTATGGCAACCATCTTCTACATTCATGCCGTAGTCTTGAAAGTCGCTGTACATCTGA